AAATAATATCTTCATTTATTTCATAAATTGGTGAAAATGCAATTTCTAATTGATGTAAATTATTTGTTTTAAAAACATCTTTTATTTGAAAAGATTTATCAGTGCTTAATATATTGTCCTCTAATGAAGAAGTTGTATAATTTATTTTATCATTTACAACCGTTCTAATTCCAACATTGGGTGAATTATAATAAATATTTTCATAATTTATTGAATAATTATTTTTATTTGGAAATCCTATATATGAAACATTGTTTAAACTACTTGTTAATGAATGATTATATGTATTCAAATCTATCCCCAATGGAATTTCAAATAATAATGCTCCATAAGGTTCTTGTGACAAAGGATTTAATGTATGACTATTTAATTCATTTGAAGACTTAGATGATGAATGAAATTGTATATTTTGTAAAGAACCTGTTAAAGTGTTACCCGTATTAAATATTAATGAATTATTTAGATTCAATGTTGTGTAATAATCTGTAACATTTATAGAAGCACTTGATTGATATGCTACTTGTCCACTTATATTTTTCTGAATGTTTAGGGTTGCGGATTGAGAGGCTATGTTAATATTAAAATCATGGTACTCTCCATCAAATATTGGATAGTCTAATATTGACGAAAATGTTGTTGTTGAACCACTTTTAAGAGTGAATCTAATATCAGATTGTGAACCTGTTACGTTTGTCAAATCTACTTTTAAAAATTCATTTGACCCACTGTAAATTGTAAAAATATTTTGAGTTTGATTTTTTAAAGACTTGTATCTAAGATGTAATGAATGTGGTAATTCTAAACTTCCACTTGTTTTAAAAGAAGTTGATAAATAACTCCCACTAATAACATCCAATGAATAATTTGCAATACTATCAGAATTAATTGTTGATAAATTATTTTTTTCAAAACCTCCAAATTCATTAATTCTATAAATCGTGTCCGGAATACCAAAAATTGACATCAAAGACCTTATACCACGTTCAGTTCCTTTAGTTTTTAACAAATATGGTAGGTTATGATAAATTCTTTTATAAAGTTCACTATTCAAATCTTCATTAGAATATGACATTATTTCATCAATATCTAATGAAGAAGAAATTTGAGAAGTTTTGAAATTATCAAAAAATGAATAATCATCACTATTATAAACTTTTAATCCAAAGTTTTTCAAAACATCATACACCAATTCTTTTGAAACACCTTTATTTGGATTATTATTTCCTCTATAAATGTCTGTTGATTTTTTAATATATGTCCAAATTTGGTCAAAATGTTGACCAATCATATTTAAAAATATCTCATATGGTCTATTTTCTTCATTTTCCCTAATAAATTCGGGAATAGAATATACTAAATTACTTTTATTTTCACTATCAAAAATAGATGCACTACTTATTAAACCACCATTATATATAGAATATTCATCATCACTTCCAATCCAAGATAACACTTGTGAAGAAGTTGTTGAATAATAAACACTACCGGTTTTTGGAAATTTATTATCATATAAATACCTTTCATAACCATCAAATTTTTGAAAAATATTTTGAATTTTTTCTTCTAAAAGTTCTTTACTTTGTAAATTATAAATACTACCACTTATATTTGTGTCATTTATTCTTGTTTGAAAATTCTCAATCAAAGATGATTTATAAACAAAATTTAATATTCTTTCTTTAGCAGAACCAAAATGTACAAAATCATTAAAATCATCATAATCAATGTTTATTGAATAAGAAGATTGTGACAAAATATTATTTAAACTACTGCTATAAGTTAAATTTGTTAATAACTCATTTCTATTTTCATAAGATGTTTCTAATTGATATTTTTCTTCAAGGTCTATATCAAAATTAGCTTTTCTTAATTGCTTTGGTGAAGGTAGTTCAAATATCTTATCAAGTTCAATATCAACCTCATGTGAAGAAGTAATTTCTTCTTCAATTGAACATAATGATTTTAAGTCAAATTGCTCTACAAGTGGTTCATAAAGTTTTATTAAAATTTCTTTATTTTCAAACTTATTATCAAGTGCTATGTTAATAATTAATGCTAAATTATTATCACCAAAATTTAATAAATAATCCTTTAGATAAGGGTCTCTATTAATTTCATTAATTATCAAAAGAGCATTTGCTTCAATGTAAGAATCAGAAATAACATTTGATGCAAGTCTAATTTCCTTTCTATCAGAAGAAATTTCTTTTATGAATAAATCTTTAGAAAATAAGGTTCTAAAAAAGTTATAGACAAGAACATATGAACCATATTTATAACCACTTTCTAAAACATCTAATACAGGATTAAAATATAAAGTTTGAGTTTGATTTGTATTAGATGTGTAAGAAGATTCTACTTTGTAATTATTATATCCATATTTTGATTGTAATAAATTTCTATTATAATCGTGTATATGTAATTCTATCGTATCATTAATTAAACCAAATTCATCTCTTACCCTTTTAGAAACTATCAAAGAAGAATCTTTCTCCAAATATCTTTCTATTGGAGTTTCTTCTAATATATTATAAACTATGTCGTTGATTGTTTTCAAAATATTATTGTTGAACAGCTTCTGTAACTTGTTGAAGCAATGTTAAGTTTTCTTCTTTTAATAATGTAATTTCATCCAAAAGTTCTTGTAAATTTAATCCATTATCTATTGTAATATTTAATATATCTGCAACTTTTTCAAAAATATATTGTATAGAATTATTTCCTGTTAATGGAAGTGTATAAATAAAATCATCAAACAATACTATAAATTCTTCATTTGTTGTAACTATTGGTGTATTATCAACTATTGTTGGTAATAATTCTCTAAATTCTCTATCAATAACATTGTTAAAAGAATTTTTACCCCTAATATTTTTTAAAACATCTACTTTTAAATTATCGTCTTGAATCATTTCACTGTCTTAAATATAAATGGGTCATTGTGTATAATTACACTTCCACTATGAACAATTTTTAAATCTATTGTATAATATCTATTTTGTTCAAAATTTTGTAAATATAAATTAAAATAATTACCTTCTAAATCTCTTGAAACCTTTGTATATGATTCATCAAAATCTACAACATATTGACCCGTTTTTAAATCTTTTATTGCATAATATGTTGTTGAAGGTAAATACTTTTGTGTTGTATATAAACTACCTGTTGAAAAAGTTCTTTGTGGAAATTTATCTCTACTTAATATTGATATTCTTTCTATATTAGATGTTGATAATATTGGATTGTTATTGGAAAGTGTTGTAAAATAATTTATAACGTTTATTAAAGACCCTGTTGTTGAATATACACTATCATCAAATTTTAATTCTAATAATGGAGAATATATTGTATGAGTGTCTTTTGAATAAAAGTTTAGTTCTGAATTTATGGTTGAAGATTGTTCCTGTGTGGGAGAAAATTTTATTAAATAACCTCCGGATAAAGATTGTGAAATCTGTTGTAAAAATAAATTTTTTACAGATGTATTAATATTTTTTTCATCATAAATTCCAAATGAAACACTTTGTGTAACATCCGTTTTCCAATAACTACTTGAATAAGCATTTGGACTATATGATGTGTAAGAACCGCTTCTAACAGTCCAATCCGAAACATTGTCGATAGTTTTCCAACTTACTCCATCTTGTGTAATTGGAAGTGAATTTTGTCTTCCATATCCATTTTTCCAAGAATCATTTATATTAACTATATCAAGTGTATATTCACTTGGTAGTTCAATTTCATTAGCTGTGAAAATTTTTAAATATAATTCTTTTGAAGAACTTATTGAATTATATTTAGAAAGTATTTCGGAATTATCAAATTCTAACAAAGCTCTTGAAATTCCTACATCATAAGATAATTTACCATTTGAAATAATTAATGACAAAATTTCATCCAAACCACTATTTTGTAAAGGATTGAATGAATAAATTGTACTATCTTTTTTTGGTAAATACTTTATAACAGCCACTTTGAGATAATTTCTTATAAATATTGTTTAACTTATGTTTGAAACTTCTAAAATTTACTGTTAAATAAAGGATATAAGAAGACTTTATTAATTTTTGGTAGAATCACCTTACTCAAAAATTTTAATTGATTTAAACGTTAATTTTTATATTTTACTTGCGACTTGACAAAAGCGAAGTGTTTTAATGTTAATTCTATGATTTTTTTATTTTTGTTCACTTAACTCAAAGTTTCCTGCGACATTTCCAATGAGTGGTATTCTCTTAGAGTTTTCTTCTTTTTATAAATTTTATTTTATTCAAAGTTTCTTTTTTCTTATCTTTGGTTTGCATAGTTCTTTTGGACATTTGATTGGCGTGGAACGAAACAATCCTTGATTCCAACACGAAGCATTATGTAAAGGCTTGATAATTAACAAATTAACTCTAAAATCACTCCAAAAACCATCATAATGCTGGTCGTTGGAAAAATTCTTTTCTTACCGAATAATAAATAAACAAAGTTCTTCTTTTCAAAACCTTTCAAATGATTTAACATTGTATTTTCAAATAAACTAAATTCATATATCATGGCTCAATTTTCACCATTTGTTGAGAAAAAATCATTTCAACTAAGTTTTTTACAAGAATTTATAAACGTTAAAAAAGAAAAAATTAAAATTCTTTCAAGTGGTGGTAACACATATCTTTACGATGAAAGTAAAAATAGACTTTTTGAATTTTCTACAAAAGATAGTTTAACAAAAGAAGAAAATATTAATTCGTTAATAACTCATTATAAATCACTTAATTTATAAAATAACTTGTTCTTTATCAAACCATTTTGGTTCTCGATTGTAAACAACGAACCCAATACCTTGTTTATCGTTTGTTATATCAAAATTGTATTGAAATTTATGAACATCGAAAACTTCAATATATTCATCAATTAATGACCAAATATATTCAAGTCTTTCATTTAAATCTTTTGAGTAATCGGGGCGATTTGTATAAACCTTTTTTGTTAAATCTTCCATTTATATATTTTTTAAACATAAATATCTATGAAATTTTATTTTATAATCACGTTGTTACTAATTAATGCCAAATCCTATTCACAAAAGTTAGAAGATTACACCTTTGAAAAATATAAAACACCACAATTTTCGACTGCAAAAAATGCAAAAATAAATTATGCAAGTAATCCTACTGCAAGTGGTTATAGAACAAATGTTTCATATGGTTACAATAGTGCTAAACCAACTTTCGCAAGTTATTATGTAACTTCAACTTGGGGTTGTGGTGGTGGATGTATCACAGGAGTGATGATTGATGTTAGAGATGGTAAGGTTTATGATTTACCAATTAATGAAGATACTTCTTACAATGGTTGCTTTTCACAAGATATTTCAAAAGATGATAGATATAAATTTCAAAAAGATAGTGGGTTATTGATAACATCCGTTTGTTCAGAAATTTCAGTTGTTGGAACAGATAAATACAAAGATGAAAAGGAGTATTTTATTTTTATTTGGGATGAAACTAAAAAGAAGTTTAACCTAATAAAAAAGATTAAAAAGATTGTTTCAGAAGCTCATTAATTAAAATTATAAACGTTATAAAATATGTCAAAAATAACTGAAAAGTTTGATATTAATCAATTAACTGTTCATTTGGCAGCTATTTATGCTCAAAATGAAAGTATATTAAATATTCTTCACAAAAACTTAAATGAAGAAGAAAAGAAATTTCATAAAATATTGAGAGATATTAGTGAGAAGTCCTATACTCTTTTAATAATGAAAGGTAATGGGATATTGGACGGTGATGTGGTTGAGAATTTAAAAAATGAAATAGAGCAATTGAAGTTGGAATTAAAATCAACAAAATCAGAACCAACAAAATCAGAATAACAGTTAGCATTTTATATATCTTTTTTCATAAATATATACTTTTTAAAATTCTTGGTGACGGGAGATTTGGAGAGTGTATATTTTCTTAGTTCATAGGCACTTGCGACTTGACAAAAGCGAAGGTTTACAATGTTAATTCTACGATTGTTTATTTTTTGTTTGTTGGTGTGCTTAGTTCACTTCGACACTTTTAAAGCGTGGTATTAACTCATTATTTTCTTCTTTTTGGACAGTTTTATTTTATTCAAAGTTCTTTTTTTCTTACCTTAGCACTCAACTTTTACTTGGGACATCTTGAATGAAAGGAAGTTTTAAAATCCTATATTCCAACACGAAGCATTATGTAAAGGCTTGATAATTAACAAATTAACTCTAAAACCACTCCAAAACCATCATAATAATGGTCGTTGGAAAATTTCTACTCTATAATTTTTCTCGGCTAATTTGTTCGCATAAAATTCTCGCTTTTTCGCTATTTTTCCCGTCAAACGTTCAGCTTTTTTCGACACTTTTTTCAACTTTTTCCGACACTTTTCGCAGTTTTTCTCGACAAACTTTCAGCTTTTTTTGACACTTTTTTCAACATTTTTCGCAATTTCTCTCGGTATTTTTTTCGCAGTTTTTCTCGCCAATTTTTCAACTTTTAGGCTCGTCCGACATTTTAGTAGCGAAGTTTTCAAGTGTGAATTCTTCGCAACATTTTTTGGGGCTTTTGGCGTGCTTAGTTTCCGTCGACGTGCAGAATGAGTGGTATGAACGCAACGATTTTCCCCCGCTCCTTTTCGCCAAGTAAATTTATTCGCCAAGTCCTTTGTTTTTTAGCTTTTTGTTCTCATTTTTGTCGGGCGACACTCGGAAAGAAGAGCATTCAAAGTTCTTAAACTCCAACTCGGGCAAGCAAGTAAAAGTTTGATAATCAACTAATTAACTCAACATTCGCTCCAAAATCATCTTGCTTGCGAGCCGTTGGAAAGTTTTAAAAATATCTTTCTAAATTTTCGACAAAGACAAACTCATTTTCATTTCTATCAAACTTTATTTCTTTATATTTACCAAAATGATTTGCATGAATATATTGAAGACCGTTCAAATCCAAAGTTGTTAAACTATCATTTACAAAATTTTCCAAACAGAAGGTTTTATATTTTTTAAAATCACTTATAATTTTTGATAAAATCTTAAAGATTTGCTCATTTTCTTCAAGTTCTAAACCTAAAAAAGTACCGTCACCATACATTTCTTTATCTAAAACATAGTCACTATTAAGTAACTTATTAAAAATTCTAAGCGTTAATTCCGAATCCTTATAAAAAGCATCTGTTAAAAAATCTTCTCTTGTCATCTATATCACTTTGTTTATAAATTCATAACCAAATCCATTTCAAATTAGTTCATTTTCTAACGAAAATTTTCATTTAAAGAAAAAATCTTTAAAAAATTCCTAAATTTGAAATGATTAAAGATTTTGTAATTTAGAATCAATTCTAAACATACCATTTTTAAAGACTTTTTATATATTAAAATCAACGTTCATATATTTTTAAGGGAAACATACCACTCGATGAAAAATAATTGATTTAAACGTTAATTTCTATTCATAAAATATTCAATATTTCTTTTAAAAACATCGCCTAAAACAACATTGCATAAATATTGAGCCTTTTCTTTCGTAAGAAATTCAACTTTAGACAAATCTACTTCATCATCTTTTAATTTACCTATCATTTCCAACTTTTTTTACATATCCATAATTACAAATCTCTATACCTATTGAACATTTATCAAATCTATTATTATTTCCTTTAATTCCTAAATGATAAGCATAAAATTCTTCATCGAAACATTTGTAAATTTTTCCATCGAAATCTTTATTTTTGTCTGTTGTAGAAATTCCACCAATTATATAATGTGTTGCAATTCTACCCAAAGTGTCTGTGTTCCAACCATCTATTGTAAAATCGGGTCTATGACTACCTGCTGTATGGTGTAAAATTATAGCAGTTTTTTTGGTTTTTTCTGCTATAAATTGACCTTTATCTAAATATTTTTTTATAATTTCCATTGTAATAAATTAAAAATTTACAATTCTACCTTTTATATCTACATCGGGATAACGTAATTCAAATATCATTGGGTCAAGACTTGGATAAATAATATTTTGTCTTTCTGCTCCTTTAATATCATAAACATATGGTGAATAATTATCTCCCGAAATATTTCTAAAATTTACTTTTTTAACACTTTGTACACCATCTATGTTTGAAATAAGTCCATAAACTTCTGAAATGTATATTGGTTGATTAATCTGCCATTTATCAATGTTGAAATATTCTTTTAGAGAATTTATACAATCTAATAACACTAATTTTGCATTATAATCGGGCAAAACAACAATATCAAAATCTAATCCAAAATTTATAAAAAAAGCATCTTGAATCAAAATTGAATCACTTAACATTCTATATTGGCTCAAATATACCTTCAAATTTTCTTTTATAGAATTTGAAATATTTGTCAATTTTTTATCTTGATTATATCCAAGTGTATATAAAGAAATTGCTAAAGGATTGTTATCAATTAAATTATCCGAATTATCATTTGAAAATAAATAATCTTGTGAAGCATACACTTTTGCAACACTTCCGAATTTTGGTGGCATTGATAAACATCTAATCACATAATCTTCTTTTGTCACCACTCTATTTTGTGTGGAAAAACTTGCTAAAGATTTTTGTCTAATATCATCAACAGTATCACCACCTTTTCCACCACTTGAAGGACTTTCATTAATTATAGACAATGAATTTCTAACAATATTTGAAATATTCACATCTAAATTTGAAGAAAGATTTATTGTAACATCTTGTATATTTGCAATATCTTGTGAAGGAAGATTTGAAGCCAACCCACCACCTGTCAAATATCTAATTGTTAAAATAGTATTTCTTGGTGAGATTCCATAAGAATTTGTAAACATAAATGACTTTGGGTCATATGAAACATCTAATTTAGAAATCCCATTTGTTATTCCAAGACCAACATTATTTGGATTTGGAATCAATTCTTCATCCGGTGTAGAAAAAACACCTGCTCCAAATTCCATTTCTAAAATTCCTGTTGACTTAAATCTTGTTACAAATCGTCTTGGAACTTTTCTCAATTTCATCAAATATGGACTATCAGAAGTATATTGTGATAAAGATGGTGAATTATTATAAGTGTTTTTAACACCTTCTAAAATAGTTTCTTGGGCTAAATAATCTACTTCATACCATTTATTACCATCACTATCATAAACATCTAATATACCAATAATATCTGTGTCAGAAAGTTGTGTAGTATAAAACTTTTGAACATCTCCAATTGAAATAGTTTGTGTTTTTAAAGTTGCAGAAATAGCTTTTACCCTTTTTGTTAATAAATAATATTCCGGAAGTCCTGTTATATTATTAGTAGAATATACTTGAATATTAGTTGGGTCAAAACTTGATGAAAAACTAAAATCAACAGGGTCTTGAATCAAAAATTCAACACCGGTAGAAATTGAAGAAACACTTGCTTCGGAATCAATTGTAGAAGCGTAATCAAAATTTGGAGAAGCACTACTTGAAACAATTATCGAAGGTATTAATTGCCTAACAGAAAGTTCTACAAACGATGGACTCGTAACTTGTGGTTTATATCCCATTTGATAGGCTATTCCATAAAGATTTTCTTTCTCTTTTGCATATAAAAGAAAATTTTCATTGAATTGTTTATCTTGATAAAAACTTAAAACATCTCCCACCATAGCAGCTATATCTAAAAAAGCTGTTGCCGGAGATGCTTCCGAAAAATCGTTAAATGTTGTTGGGTAATATACCTTTAAAAAATCTTCTAATGTTTTTTTATATTCAGAAAATTCTTTGTTTATGTAAGATATTTTTTTAGATTCTGCCAATTTAATTTTAATTAAAAATTAGTGTCATGTCATCACTTCTCAAATCTGTTTCGGAAGCATATTTTAAATAAATATCTATTTGATTACTCTCTTGTAAATCGACTCTAAATTCTTGTATAATTAAAGTTGGTAGATATTTTTCAATTTCTTTTACAACCAATTGTTTAATAAATTCTGTATCTGTGACATTTTCAAAAAGTAACCTTCTCAAACCAACACCAAATTCAACATCAAATAATTTCTCACCTTTCTCTGTAAGAAGAAGATTTAATAAATTTGATTTTAATTGTTGAGAAGATGTAATAGTTGAATTAAAAACTGCACTACCATTAAATGGTAATGATATCCCAACTTTAGAATTTACATCTTGGTCTATTGGATTTATCCTTGAAGCTCTTCTCATTAACTTTCAATATTGGGTGAGCGTAAACTTTTAATTTCTTCCATAGTCATATTACTTGCAACTTTTCCAAATAGACTTTGTAAATTCGTTGGTGCTATTGCTGTTGGAACTGCTTGTTGAACAGGTTGCTGTGGAACAAATTGTTGTTGAAATGATGGTTGTGAATATTGTTCAGAAAACATTTGACTCATTTTATCTCTTATCATTCCAACATCAACAGATGGAACATTCTGTGTCGTAGCATGAAATTGTGTAAAATTCTCATTCATCATTTTTGGTGAAGGAGGTTGTGTCAACATTTCGTTCAACACTTCTACAACAGCTTCTTTAGCACTATCTTTTATTAATTTTTTAAATTGACTAATTTTCATCTTCTTTTTGTATATATTTTTTGTAATTCAAATATTTTTCAAATCTTTTCTTACGATATTCTCTAAATTGATAATGTCTAAAAGAAATATTTTTTAAGCGTTCTATAAAAAATTCTTTTAATAAATAATATTTGTTAGAATATTTTTCAATGAATTGGAAATCATCATTCATAGCATCAAATTTTTGTAGAAATTCTAACTCTATATTTTTATTAAAATCTTTGAAAGAAGGTATTTTCTTTTTCAAAGATTTTGCCATTTCATCATCTTTCTTAAACATAAATAGGTTTTTAAATTTGATAATTTTCTATTAAATCATTATCTATCTTAAATTTCAAGGATTCAATTAAAACAGTTGGTCTTAAAGTGAATGAATTTTCACTTCTATATTTTTCAACACCTTTTTCATCATAAGCAATAGCACATCTATTTTTTATATTAGGTATCGAAGAATCAAATTCAACAATTTTAAATTTATACCCCTTATATTCAATAGGCTCTTTTATAATATCATCAATAATTTTTGAATAATCATCCAATTCTAATTTAATTAATTCAACTTGTTTATAAGTAAAATTGAATCCATTATCCTTAAAAATATTTGTATTATTGTTTGTATTAAATATCAATGGATTTGGATTAGATGAAGAATTTCCCGAATTACCTCCTATGACAAGTCCCCCATAACCATCACCATTTTTATTTGTGTTAACTGTATTAAATAAATCTAATAATTGTTTTAATTTATTATTAAATTCTGTTAAAAAGTCTTGTAATAAAGTTTTAATTCTATCAATTTTTCTTAATAAAAATTTAATTAAATTATTTACAACTCTTAATAATTTAGCAGCTTCGGATAAAAACTTTTGTAACTTAATTAATTTATTTATCAATGTTGTTGGTAGTAAAGGAATCTGCACCAATATACCAATAATTACATTCAAAATGTTTATAAAAATTTCTAAAAATGTTAAAATCTTTTTTATAACAGTCAATTGCTTTTCAACTAAATTTAATAGTTTTAAAATTGATTCAATATTTTTTTGAATATTTTTATAGGCATTGTAATCAAAATTTTCTCTTAATCTTTTTGCAGACTTTTTAATTTTGATTTCTAATGTTACTAAATATGCTTCTGTTGCTACCATGAATAATGAAATGACATTATTCAACATTATTACAATTAAATCCATTCTATTCTAAATAAGTTATTTTTGAAAATAATGTTGGAAGTGTTTTTCTCAAATCTTTGGAACGGGTTTCCATATTTTTCCCTGCCATATTAATCATTGTTAATTTGCCACCTTCCGTTGATACATAAGCATCTTTAAAATCTTCTGCAATATCATCAAATAAATCTAAAATATCTGTAAAAAAATCTTTCAATTGACCTCCCAAAACAGCCGGTTCTGTTTCGTCAACAGAATTTAACCCTAAATAATTTTTGGGAGAATTTACTATAACATATTTTCCAACATCAAAATTTATTGTACCATTTGAAGCAATAGAAATTGATTTATTTGAATTTAAAAATATTGAATCTTTTTTTGCATTGAAAAGAAGTCTGTCTGAATTTAGAACAATTTGAGGTTCTGTATATTCAGATGGTACTTTTGGTTTATAGTCAAATAATGCCATTTTATATAGGTATTGAAGCGTAATGTCTATAAGCTCTTATATAAAGGTCTTTGATAGTCGCTTGATTATTTCTAACTACTTGTTTATGAATAACTTTTGGATTAAATAATGTATTATAAGAATATTTATCATTTCCATATGGAAAACAATCCCATTGTGGAGATAATTTTTTCAATATTCTATAAAATGAACTCTCATCACTTCTTATATAATAATCAAATTTATTATAATCATCCCCAAGAGTACTTTCTATCAAAGTTTTAGTTGTTAAATTTTGATTATTTTTTGTAAATCTACCATTTGTACCCGATTTTTTTGAATATGTTCTCCAAGTATCTATTACAAATTGATACCTACCCGAAGCTGTT